TTTTTTTAACAAACTAAAAGAATACGATCAAATTTGGGTACCTTCAAAATGGCAAGCCGAGTGTACTATTAGACAAGGTATGCCTGCTGATAAAGTAAAAGTTGTACCTGAAGGAGTAGATGTTAATACCTTCTTCCCAGAACTCACTAAAAACGTTCCTGAATACTATGGTGATGGTCGTTTTAAATTTGTTGTATTTGGAAGATGGGAATATAGAAAATCTACTAAAGAGATTATTGAAACATTCCTTAAAGAATTCAAATCAGATGAACCAGTTGACTTAATACTTTCAGTTGATAATTCATTCTCAGGTGATGGTTTAGAAACAACTGAAAATCGTTTAAAACATTATGGTTTAGAGGATTCACGTATTAAAATAGTTCATTTTCCTTCTCGAGAAGATTATATTGATTATTTAAAAAACGGTCACGTATTTTTATCTTGTGCTCGTAGTGAAGGGTGGAATTTACCTTTGATTGAGGCTATGGCTTGTGGCACCCCATCTATCTATTCAGCTTGTTCCGGTCAAATGGAATTTGCCGAAGGTAAAGGATTACCTGTAAAAGTATGGGGAGAATTACCAGCTAAAGATCCTGATTATAAAGGAAGATTATTAGTAGGTTCTTACTATGAACCAGATTACGAGGATCTAGCTAAAGTAATGAGAGATGCCTATGTTAATTATAAAGAACATAAAGCTAAAGCAATTAAAGATGCTAAAATTATTCAAGAAAACTTTAATTGGGATAAAATAGCTGAAATAGGAAAAAACACTCTTCAAGAATTTATTGATAATTACGAAGAACCAGAAGATAAAAATACTATTTACGTTAATTATATAGGTAAACCTAAAGTAGAAATATTAGGAAATCTTAATAAATCTTATTTTGTAGAATTTGTAGATTCTTTAACAGGTAAAGTTTACCACTCAGAAACTATCAACAATAATATGTGGGTAGAATGTGGTATACAATACTATGTTCCTTGGTCTATTAGAGTAGATGGTAAAGAAGTAAGTAAATTAGATTTAACTAATCAAAGAGTATTAATCTCTTTAGAATCTAAAGCAATTGGTGATACTATTGGTTGGTCTCCTTACGCAGTTGAATTTACTAAAAAACATAATTGTAAAGTTGTATTATCTACATTCCATAATGATTGGTTTGAAGGTTTAGAAGCCTATAAAAATATAGAATTTATAAACCCAGGTACTAATACAGAATGTGTAGCACACTATAAAATAGGTTGGTTTAGAGATAAAGACGGAGGGTGGAAAAACCCAAGTTGCCATCCACGTCAATGTAATACTATTCCTATGCAAGCTACTGCTACCGATATTTTAGGATTAGAATTTAAAGAATTAAATTATGGGATTAATATTTCTAAAGGTGAAAGACCTTATCAACAAAAATATGTTGTAATAGGTCCAAACGCTACCGCTGGTTGTAAAGAATGGAAATATGAATACTGGTGTTCTTTAGTTAAATTATTAAATCAACAAGGATATTTAGTAATTAGCTTAACCCAAAACGAATTTAATATTCCAGGTACTATTAATCATTATGGACATCCTATTAGTAATGTAGTTAATTATCTATATCACGCTGATTTATTTATAGGTTTAGGCTCAGGTTTATCGTGGCTAAACTGGTCTATTGGAAAACACACAGCAATGATAAACGGTTTTGCAGAAAAAAATCATGAATTTACTACTCGTGTTACACGTATAATGACCGATAACTGTTTCCCATGTTGGACTAATCCTAATTTTGCATTTGATGCTGGTGATTGGGATTGGTGTCCTATTTGGAAAGGAACAGATAAACAACATATTTGTCAAAAATCAATTACTCCACAATTAGTAATGTCTAAAATAAAGTCTTTATTAAAAAAATAATATTTATAAACATATGGAAAAAAAAGTTTTAACTCCTGAAGAATTACAATCTTTAAGAGACCTAAATGAAAAACAGATTAGTTTAATTAGTACCCTTGGTCAAATTGAATACCAAATTATTCTTTTAAACAAACAAAAAGAAAGTTTAAAAAGTCAAATAGAAATAATTGAATCTGAAAATACTAAATTAGGTAAAACTCTTACAGAAAAATATGGAGATGGTAATCTTAGTCTAGAAACAGGAGAAATTATTCCATTGTAAATTTAAGTTATATTTTAAAGGTTACGTTATATTTTTGAAAAAATTTTACATATTTATAATAAAACTAAAAATATAACTTGCAATGGCAGAAACTTTAATTTCACCTGGAGTATTAGCTAGAGAAAATGATAATTCATTTGTCTCACAACAGCCAGTAACTGTAGGAGCCGCTATCATAGGCCCAACTGTAAAAGGTCCTGTAGAAATTCCTACTGTAGTTACTACTTACAGCGATTACTTAAATAAATTTGGTAGCACTTTCCTAAGTGGTGGTCAAGAATACAGCTATTTTACTTCAATTGCTGCTTACAACTATTTCCAACAAGGCGGTGAAACTCTTTTAGTAGCTAGAGTAGCTTCAGGATCATGGGCCCCAGCTTCTGCCTCTATAGCAGCTATTAACACTTCAGCTTCTTTTGTATTAAAAACTTTCTCTGAAGGTGTTATAATGAACAACTCAGGTTCATTAGGTACTAATGGTACCTTAGCAAGTGGTTCAGCTGATAACGTAAGATGGCAAATTACTAACGTAGATACAGGTTCGGGTCAGTTTAGCTTATTAATTAGACAAGGTAATGATACAACTACTGAACCAATTGTTCTTGAAACATGGGCTGGTTTATCATTAGACCCAACTCAAGATAACTTTATTGCTAGAGTAATTGGTGATAGCTACCAACAGTATAATTCAACTGAAAATTATATTGAAACTATTGGTAACTATCCAAATAACTCAAGATATGTTTATGTATCTTCAGTAGTTAATCCTACTCCATTCTTCTTTGATAATAATGGTACAGCTAAGGCTGCTTTCCAACCTTTTATCCCAGCTGCCGCTAGTGGGGCATTTGCCGGAGCTTTAGGTAGTTTATTTTACGGAGGAGGAGCTGCTTACTATTCACAATCAGCAGGCACTACAAACATTCAAGGTATTAATGCTACAGATTACAATGATATGCTTGCATTAATGGCTAACCAAGATGACTATAGATTCAATGTAATCTCAGTACCTGGTTTAACATTACAAGATAATACATCTCAAACAACAACTTTAGTAAACGCTGTCCAATCTAGAGGTGATGCTATTGCAGTAATTGATCCTAGCCCATATGCTTCTGCAATTTCTCAAGTAATCACAGATGCTTCAGCTGTAAACAGTTCTTATGCTGCTGCTTACTGGCCATGGTTACAAACAATTGATCCAGGCACTGGTCAATTAGTATGGGTACCAGCTTCTACTATGATTCCGGCAGTATATGCGTTTACTGACAGTGTAAGTGAGCCTTGGTTCGCTCCGGCGGGTATTAACAGAGGTGGTTTAGATACCGTAGTTAGAGCAGAAAGAAAGCTTTCACAAACAAATCGTAATGACTTATATGTAGGTAATGTAAACCCAATTGCAACATTCCCTGGAACAGGAGTTGTAGTATACGGTCAGAAAACTCTACAGAAAAAAGCATCTGCACTTGATCGTGTAAATGTTAGAAGATTGTTAATTGCCCTTAAGTCTTACATTTCTCAAGTAGCTAATAACTTAGTGTTTGAACAAAATACAATTGCTACAAGAAACGCATTCTTAAGCCAAGTTAACCCATACCTAGAAAGTGTTCAACAACGTCAAGGTCTATATGCGTTCAGAGTAATTATGGATGATTCTAATAATACCCCAGACGTAATCGATAGAAACCAATTAATTGGCCAAATCTATCTACAACCAACTAAGACTGCTGAATTCATTTACCTAGACTTCAACATCTTACCAACTGGAGCAACTTTCCCAGCGTAAATTTTTAAAAGTTGAATATTTATAATAAAATAAATAATATAGCAAAATGGCAGTATTAGACCCGAACGAAATATTTTTCACAGCGTTTGAACCAAAACAGGCGAACCGCTTTATCATGTATATTGATGGCATTCCAGCATATGAGATAAAAGGAGTAAGTGCTGTATCATTAACTCAAGGAAGTGTACCCTTAAACCACATTAACGTTCAACGTTTTGTAAAAGGTAAATCTACTTGGGGACCAATTACATTTACATTATTTGATCCTATCACACCTTCAGGTGCTCAGGCAGTAATGGAATGGGTACGTTTACACCACGAATCAGTAACTGGTAGAGATGGTTACTCAGACTTCTATAAGAAAGATTTAACTTTTGATGTATTAGGGCCTGTAGGTGATATCGTTTCTGAATGGGTAATCAAAGGTGCTCTAATTACTGAAGCTAGCTTTGGTGATTACAACTGGGATACTGTAGATACTGCTATTGAAATTACAATGACAGTTCAACCAGATTACTGTGTATTGAACTTCTAAAAAAGTTTACATATTTTTTAAAGAGAGCTTGGTTATGCCAAGCTCTTTTTGTATATTTAAATAAAGGAAAAAATAAAAGGTTATGGCCGTATTAAAAATGTTAGGTGGAATTTTTAAATTTTTAGGAGCTGTTTTAGGTATAGTAGGAATATTCTATTTATACTACCTTTTATTCAAATTTTTATTTGATTTTTATAAAAATCTATTTAAACTTACTTCTCGATAAGCTTTTTTATCTTATAATATTTATTAACATATTAGTTATAACAAATAATTTATGAACGACTTTAAATTTCCTACAGAAACTGTAGAATTACCTTCAAAAGGTTTATTATACCCACCGGGTTCTGCCTTAGCCTCGGGTACTATTGAGATGAAATACATGACTGCTAAGGAAGAAGATATCCTTACTAACCAAAATTACATTAAACAAGGTGTAGTTTTGGATAAACTATTAAAATCTCTTATAGTGTCTCCTATTGATTATGATGATCTTATATTAGGAGATAAAAACGCAGTTTTAGTAGCAGCTCGTATTTTAGGATATGGTAAAGACTATTCATTTAAATATAAAGGAGAAACAGTTACAGTTGATCTAACTGAATGTCCTTTACGTTACATAGATGAATCTCAGGTAACTTCTGGAGTTAATGAATTTTCATATACTTTACCAACTTCGAATACTAAAATTACTTACAAAATTTTAACTAACAAAGACGAAAAAGAAATTCAAGCTGAGTTAGATGGTTATAAAAAACTTAATAAAGACTTTACCCCAGAATTATCAACTAGATTAAAGTATGTAATTCAATCTGTAAATGGGAATACCGATAAAAAGGCAATTAGGGAATTTGTCGATAATTATATGTTAGCTCGTGATTCTAAAGCTTTTAGAGATCATTTAGTAGCTACTCAACCCGATATAATTATGGAAGCTAATGTAACTTTAAGTGATGGCACAGAGGAGGGTGTCAATGTCCCAGTAACTATTAACTTTTTTTGGCCTGACGCTTAATTACCGACGTAAACTATTTGAATCTATAAACGAAATTTGTTATTTTGGGGGTGGTGGGTATAGTTTTGAAATTATATACAACATGCCTATTTGGTTACGAAATTTAACATATAGCCAAATTTCCCATTTTAGACAGTTAGAAGCAGAAGCTTTAAAACCTAAATCTCAAAAAGGGCAATCTCAAATAGATTTAAGTAAACCAAAAGAAGCTAAACAAATATTACAACAAGCGGGAACACCCACTTATACTTCAAAGGCATCAAAAAAATGATGCCTTTTGATATTTATAATAAAATATCCTAATGGCTGATAAAACTAGGTTTAGTAAAGAAGAAGTAGAAAATGCTCAAGAATTTAATAGAGCATTTAGAAACATTAACCAAGAGGTTAATGAACTCTTTTCTACACTAAATTCCATCTCAGACGAAATTAAGGGCCAAACCCAAGGATATCAATTAGCTAATAAAGCTGTATCTAATCTTACTGGGGTTTTTAGTAAGGTTAAAGATATTCAAGATGATATTAAATCTGCTAATTCAAAAGATTTAAAAACTCTTCAAGAAAAAGTATTAGTTGAAAAGAAAAATTTAATAGAGGCACAACGTTTACTAAAAGAAAAAGCTACAACTGTAGGTTTAACCGAAAAAGAAGTAGCGGCATTAGCTAACGTAAATGGTCTATTAGAAGATCAAGCAGGCCTTTACCAAAGTATTGATAATACTTTAGCTCAAATTGTAGCTAACGAAAAAATAGTAGAAGAAACTACGGGCACTTTAGGAGCCCTTACAGATGGTTTTAGTGCTGGTTTAAAAAAGGCAGGATTTGGTGCTTTAGAAGCTAAATTAGGATTAGGAGAAGCCTTACAAAGTACTAAGGATATGGTAGCTGCTGGAGAAGGTAATGTCTCTAAAATGCAGGCAGCAGGTCATTTAGCTAAACAGTTAGGTCAAAATCTTACTAAAGCTTTAGGTCCTATTGGTTTAATAGCAATGGCTGTTGAACAAATAGTAGAGGCTTTCCAAAAGATAGATGGAGCTGCCGGAGATACTGCTAAAGAATTAGGCATTTCCTATCAATCTTCTAGAGCTTTAGTTGGAGAAATGAATAGTGTTGCTATGGCATCTAATGATATCATGGTTAATACTGAAAATTTAGTTAAAGCCCAAACCTCATTAAACAGTTTAATGGGAACCTCTGTCCAGTTTAGTGGGCAAATGGCCGAAGAATTTTCTTCAATTCAACAAAGACTTAAACTTTCAGATGAAGCTATGGCTTCATTTACTAAATTAGGTTTACAAAATGGGGATAGTTTAAAAGAAAATTTAGGAGTAGTTAGTAAAACTGTTCTAGCATTAAATAATCAAAATAAAGTTTCATTAAGCCAAAAAACTATCCAAGAAGCTATTGGTAAAACCACAGCAGCTACACGTTTAACTTTAGGAAATAGTGTGGAAGCATTAACTAAAGCAGCTTTTAATGCTAAAAAACTTGGTGTTGAAATTGAAGATTTAAATAAATCTGCTAGTGCTTTACTTGATTTTGAATCTTCAATCAACTCAGAACTAGAAGCAGAACTATTAACAGGTAAAAATCTTAATTTAGAAAGAGCAAGATTAGCAGCTTTAAATGGAGATGTTGCTACTCTAGCTGAAGAAATATCTAAACAAATAGGTACCTCAGCCGAATTTAACGAAATGAACGTTATCCAACAAGAAGCTTTAGCTAAATCTATGGGAATGACCCGCGAAGAAATGGCTTCTATGTTAGAAAACCAAGAAAATCTTGTTAAAATTCAAAGACTTGGATTTAAGGATTTAAACTCTGCTCAAGAAGAATATAATAAAATGGTAGCTGCCGGGGCTTCTCAGGCTGAATTAGATGCTAAATTTAAAGATGCTGCTCTTAAATCTCAACTTGAATCTGTTTCTACTCAAGAAAGATTAACAGCTGTAACTAATAAACTTCAAGAAGCCTTTATTGCCTTAGTAGAACCTTTAATGCCCGTTTTAGATGTATTAACCGAAATTCTTGAAGGGGTAGTTAAACCTATAATGATGATTGTTGGCCCCCTTATTAAAGAATTATCATCAGGGCTGATGGATGCATTTTCTCCTATAAAAGAAATATTTTCCGATATACAAGGAATTATGGGTGATTTATTAGGAGACAGTAATGAATTATCTAGTGTATTTACTATTATAGGTAAAACTTTAGGAGCTTTACTTAAAGTAGTTTTTGTTCCTTTAAAAGCAGCTATTAATTTTGCTGTAACAGGGGTTAAGTCTTTAGTAGATATAGTGGGTGGTTTAGTAGACATCTTCCAGGGCGATTTTAGTGAAGGTTTTCATAAAATTATAGAAGGTGTTTTGACTATGATGTTAAAACCTTTCCAATTTATAACAGATTTAGCTACTGGAGCTATTAATGCTATAATAGGAGGAATTAATAATATCCCGGGTGTTGATATAAACCCTATTGAAATTGATTTAGCTAAAAGTCTTTCAGGAGCTATACCATTTGCTGATGGGGGGATTGTAACAAGGCCTACAAATGCCCTAATTGGTGAAGCTGGTGCTGAAGCTGTAATTCCTTTAGAAAGACTTATGGCCGAATTTAAAGAAATGAGAGCTATTTTAACTCAAATCGCTAATAAAGAAGGCGCGGTTTATCTTGACGGCACTAAAGTAGGTACTGCTATGGCTATGAGTACCTATAAGACTCAATAATTTCTAATATTTATAAATAAAAAACTATGGGACTATT